GATAAAGCACCCTTCCCTGAAGACGAGGCCCTAGACGAACCAAGTCGATCAGACGAACCGTTCGATCTAAATGCTCTAGGTAAACAGGGTCTTCCAGAACCCCCTGATATGGGCGGTAACTATAGCCTTGTAGGGAGATATCCTCCGGCTACCGAAGGCACACTTATGCCGTTCAAAGAAGAGGTTGATGCAGCATTGCCAGAAGAAACAAATTCGCTTCTCGCCAAGAAGTCATGGCGCGGCGCGGATGTAAATTCTGAGAATGCTACCGATTTCGATAAAGCGAGTGGTGGTGCAGCGAATGAGCTTCCAGATACTACGCAAAGATCACCCTTCGCTAAATATAAAGCATACACAGACTATAAAAATACTCCACCTATATCTGAAGAAGCCTATAACGCTAATAAACTTGCTGCAGAGGCAAAGCTAAAACCGGTAGACAAGGCTATGAAGATAGCCCTAGAAGATAGTCCGATTAAACAGCGCGTCTGGGGATGGATGAAACAAGGCGTACTCAATGCGAACGATATGATTGATAAGGTGGGCGGTTCGCGCCAGGCAGCGGCCAAGCATATGTCGGAGATAGCCGATCTTATACGCGAGCAGTTTAATAACATCCCGAAATGATAATCAGTTGGACAAGCCGCACATCGGACGGACTCTTCGGAACGCTAACGGTAGGGGATATAGCTGTCCCTTGCGTGACAAATCTCGCTATGCGTATCCTTGATGGCACGTACACCGCTAGGGTAGACATGAGCCCACGCTTAGGCTATGAATGTCCCCACATCGCCGTACCTGAGCGAGATATGGCAGCGGGCGGGGATGCTGGATTGCGTATCCACAAAGCCAATGAGCCGAAGCAGAGCCTAGGATGCATATTCCCTGGCGAACAGGTAGATGGCGATGCGGTAGACGATTCCAAGGATGCATTCAATTCTGTGATGGGATGCATTCCACAAGACGGTTCTTCTTTTGAAATAACGATACAAACGAATATATAGCATATCCGTTGTCACGGGGCTCCTCCCCTGTTGCAACGGCTCTCAGCCCCACTTAGGCCCATAAATGGCTTAGGTGGGGCCTTTCTTTTTGTCTAAACTAGCACTCAGCATTTTAACACATTTGCAACATCATCCAAAACGTTACAACTAATTTACATATCGTCGAGGAACTCGCCTATTTCTTGATTAGGGGTGTAGTACGGCTACGAGGAAGGGAGGTAACATAAGGGGAGAGGTGTCACACGTATAGCGTTTTAGAGGGTAAGAATAGAGGGACTATGCGCGTGTATAGTCTCTTATTTTATTTGCAATAGCTCGGTGGCGTAGATGCGCCCTGGTCAACCGTTCCCAGTTCAAAGAGCCGTAGCATAACGATGCGGGCTTATCCGCCCCCTCGCGTCTCTCCTGACAAATACGACAACCATAGCCCAAAGGTAAAGCGTGAAAGCGCACGGGCTTGAGGAGACTAGCAAGCGACATTACCCGCTTGGACGCCTAGGTAACTGAAAAGGATACGCGGTAAGACTCTATTTACCTTTGGTTGACCTATGCCCAAATGAGGATATAATGAATTCATGGCGTAAAATAGCATCGTTCCCTGAATATGTGAAGGGACGAGTACGCAAATTTAAGGGTAAGGCAAAACAACAATGGGAATCGAGCGGAGAATTGAAGGGGATTCGCACGGTAGATAAACGCTTCCTTAAGAAATAGACAATATTATAGGCAATTGCATTGTATTGCCCGAATAAATGAATATAACACACATTCTGATTGATCGGGGGATCATGGACGCGAAAATAGATCCACAATCTGCTATCGTACCCAAAGCGGGCCGCCCCATTGGATCCTCGAATATCCATTCTAAGCATCCTAGCAGCATAGCGCAACGTCTCAAACACGCGGGTATCGACTGGATTGTATCGTTTGGCGCGGCTATCAAGGCGAATGATAAAGAATTGTTAAGCTTATGGCTGCGGCTGCTCCCGTACTTAATCGTGACAGGTGGACATCGCAAAGTAAAGCGGCTACGCGGACGGGCTAGCAAAGCGGCATTGGCTGCGCTAGACGCATTGGAGAATGAATGAACGGCGGCTATGTACGTGACGGCGGGGAGCTAATATCCAGTTATCCATGCGGATGCTGGATTGTCGCCTATCCAGGTATCAAAACGGATTTCGTAGTGTGTAAGGCATGCGCGGCTAGGATTGCCGTATGATCGGGGGAATGAGTAGATGATATGGATCCAGAACGTATCAATGGCATGCGATCTAGCCGCTCCTACATGCGATATGACGGGGCTTGTATGGTGTATACGCGCTAGGGATTGCGGGCTATGGGAACGTGACTTCTGGGAGTCACGACTAGAGACATGGGGGGAACACGCTAAATGTTAAGCTTTCTTAAAGCTATAGCCTATTTCCTAGCGCACCCATTCGACACGTTCAATGTCACTATCGTGAGACGCTATGCGGACGCACAAGGACATTACATTGGCGAGCTATACGAGGGAACTGACCGGAATAGCCGGATGATCGGTGCAAGCTGCGACAACTGGCCGCTAGACGCTGATATCTGTACAATGCTTGCTCATCCTCGATTATGCTATCGTAAGAGCTTCCTGGAGCCATTGCCGCTCAATACGCTACGTGTAGGCGCGTTCATGCCAAATCTGAATGCTATTGTGCAGGAGTATTGCGCGTTGCGTAGATTCTTACCGCTACGTGTCACAGTACGCAATCGCTTCGTCGAACATGTCATGGGAGACGTGAAGATATGAAAGCGCGTCAATGTGATAGCCCATTCAAGCATAGATGGACCGCCAGAGACAATCCACTTTGCACGTTATGCGGATGGACGCTGTATGATATGCTAGTGAATACATTAGGGGGATGATATGAGCGATACATACAAGCCGCTATCGAGTCCTAGTGCTGATCCGCAACTATTACTTGAGTCTGGACCGATGATGCTACGCGACTTCAATCCCAAAGGCGTGCTACGATTCACTGGCCGTAAATGCGTAACGTGTGGCAATGAGATCATGGACCATTGGCTACGCAATGATGGATGGACAGAATACTTTTGTAGTGAGAATGGCGTACAGATCAGTGACGGGATAACGGATTGCGTGTGGGACGTTGCCAACGTGAGTATACCCGTTGAGGTACACGCGATAGAATCAAAGCAATCAGGCGCATCTACAGATATAGACGTACAATAATCATAGGGTTTTATACCCTATCGGGGAGACTAATAACATGAGCGAGATACAACCAGTAGGCAAAGCCGCACAACTTAAGGATATCGAAGCCATTCGAGATCTATTCGCTAGAGCGCATGATTATATGGCGCAGGCGACGCATCCTGGACACTTGGGGATGAAAGTAGCGGAAGTGCTGAACTTCTTATCGTTCCAGTACAATGACTTCAAGATACGCGCCGAAAGACTGGCCGTCGAAGTCGAGACTGAAGCCGCGACGATTGCTAAACGGGAATCGAGCAAGGTGGACGTTGCCGCTGCGGTAGAAGCTACGGCTGAAGTGCTAGACGCTGGTATTCCGAAAGCCTAATGGGACAGACGGACGCTGAACGAGCAATCGAAGCGTCCTGGCAAGTAGGGCGGCTGTACGTTCACCTCAACCCCTCGCAACGCAAGATATACGATAGGTATAAACTAAGCGCGGGCAAGAATAGCAAGTTCGTGGTGAACTGCAGCCGCAAGATTGGCAAGAGTGTTTTGGGTCTATTCATTGGAGCAGAAGTGTGCATCCAAGTAAAGAACGCGCTTGTAGCGTTCATCGCGCCTACAGTTGACGACGTGCAAGAATACGTGCGGCAATTGTACGAAGTGGTATTCGCTACGTGTCCAGAACATTTGAAGCCGAAGCTCAGGAAGACGCAGCTTGTATTTCCGAATGGTTCAAAGATTCTATTTCGTGGTGTGGGCAAAGGTGTTGGTACTTCTTACAATAACCTACGGTCGTTTGCCTTCGATCTTATCATACTGGATGAAGCGGGATTCAGTGCTAATCTTGATGAGATCGTAGATGGAGCATTGGTATCGACACTCATACCACGCAACGGTAACATGCTTCTGCTGTCCACACCCCCCGTCACGCCGGATCACGCGTTTAAGCAGTATTGCGACCAGGCGGAAATAGACGGGGCCTATATGAAGTTGACGATTAGAGATTCTCACTACTCGTTGGAGCGGCAAGAGAAGTTCATCAAAGACTTAGGGGGGCTGCTATCCCATAAAGTGAGACGTGAGTTCTTCTGCGAGTTCGTCATTGATACAGACTTCCAACTATGCCCAGAATGGAAGCCGGAGTATGAACACGAGATGCCGAAGTCGGATAACTTCAAGTTGTGGTACAAGTACGACGCGCTAGATCAAGGCTGGACAGATAACTCGGTTTGCGGCTTTGCCAGTGTCGAGTGGTTCCCCAATCTTGGGGGAAGCGGGTATAGGTCAATCCTGGTCATTCGCGATGAGGTTTGTATGAAAAGCCCAGAGCAGACCACTGACCTCCTGGCAGAACGCATTATTGCCAAAGAGAAAGAGGTGTTCGGAGATCTGGAAGTTAAGAAGCGGATAGCGGATAATAACACGCCGTCGCTTCTTCAGGATTTTAATCTGCGGCATCATCTATATTTCTCGCCTGTTGAAAGTAAGACTTATCTTGACGTAATGGTATCGGATGTCAGGGAGTTGGTAAAAGAAGGCCGCGTGTTTGTCAGTCCTAAGTGCGTCCAGACTCTAGGCTGTTTAAAGAACGGAGTATGGACTAAGACTAAAGGGGGAGCGCGTGGTAAAGAGTTTTCACGATCAAAGACTTTTGGTCATTACGACGGTTTCGCTATGCTCATGTATCTTATCCGTAGCGTTGACATGGTTACTAACCCTCTACCACCGGCATTTCGGCACAACGAAGAGAACACGTTCATCCCCAAGAAGCTTGTCGAAGGCGACAATACGCAGAAGGCCGAGATCATAAGCGCGGGCTTGGATGCGGCAATGAATCAAGAATTTAATGTCAGAGAGAACAACGAATCATATGATTAGGGAGAAATAATGGCAAGCGGATCTATGAACTCCAAGACATTTGGCGGAAATAATGACCAATATTTCGCCACCCTTCCCATTGAAGATCTCCTTCAAGAGTGCGAAAGACGCAAGGATGACTATCAGGATTACGTTCTCCGCACTGGCAAGCTCACCGTTTGGCGTACAAATTGGGAAATGTGGATGCGGAGCGAGATGAAAATCGGCATTCGCTTTGGGGGAGATCGTGGACAATATAAGCTTATCGAATCAAACATATACCGATCAATTGTTACCGGCTTGGTTAGTACAATTGCTAACCAGCGACCATCTTTCCAGCCAGAAGCTATCAACGATGACCATAAATCAATGTCTCAGGATATCATATTTGATTCAGTATCAAACTACTATCTCAAAGTAAAGCATATGGAAGACGCCTATAAGATGGCGTTGACCTACGGTCTAGTCACAGGTGAAGGCTGGATGTTCGAGAAGTGGAACGCGGATATTGGTGAAGTGGTAGACGTTATTACTGATCCAACTGGCAAACAAACACCGATTAAAGAGGGCGACTTCCAATATAGTGTGCTCGGACCGATGGATGTGATCCGCGATTATACTCGTATGGATGTTGATAATGATTGGTATATTGCGCGCGAATACCTAAACAAATGGGATCTGATCGCCCAACGCCCCGATTTGATGGATGAGTTGAAGGGCTATAGTATGCCTACAACTCTCCAACGCTTTCGCTTCGGCCACATTGTCGATGCACAGACATCGAATTCTGATCTCATTCCTGTCTATACGTTTATCCATCGCAAGACAGCGGCTTGCCCCAATGGCCGCATCACCCAATACATTGATTCGGATACATGGATACTTGACACCGCATTGCCGTATGATGAGCTTCCGCTTTACCCGATGCTCCCCGACCAGACGTTGTTTAACAATTTCGGCTCTACTGTAATGACATCCATTGTCAAATTGCAGTACGCCTACGATAAGACGCTTTCGGTTATCGTAACCAATCAGCAAGCCTTCGCTATCACCAACATAGTCATCGACGAATCTACGCAGACTAAACCTGAACAGGTGATCGAAGGCTTGAATTTTATCAAGACGAACATGAAGAATGGTATTCCGGTGGGCTTGGAGTTATGCAAGACCCCTGCGGAGATATTCACATTCCTCACGCTGTTAGAGACTCAAATGGAGAAATTAAGTGGATTGCCTAGTATTCTTCGCGGTCAGCCGCCTACAGGTGTCGAATCTGGAACGGCAATGGCCTTTCTACAGGCTCAAGCCCTTGTATTCAACTCTCCCATCCAACAGGCGTATATATCGTTCCTAGAGCGAAGCGCGACGGGTTTGTTCAACATGCTAAAGAGCTTTGCCAACACAAAGCGCATGATTACAATCGCGGGGCAGAGCAAATCGGCGTATATGGGTGAGTTCTCAGGTCAAGATCTATCTAATATTTCGCGCGTAATCGTATCTGCTGGCAATCCTGCCACCCGATCCGAGGCCGGAAAGCTCCAGATTGCCCAGGATTTAATGGCCAAAGGACTCATCAAAGACGCGAATCAATATTTTGAAGTGCTCGCGACGGGCGAGCTCGATCCAATGACCGAAGGCCCTGAAGCCGAGAACATGCTGATAATCAAAGAGAACGAGCAACTTCGGCGCGGCTTACCCCAAGTGGCAGCACCTTGGGACAATCATGCCAACCATATTGGACAGCATTTCGTTATTATGATGGACCCCGCGCTACGGCAGAAGAAGAATGATCCTGCCATGGCCGCGACTATGCAACACATCATGTCCCATGCCGGATTCTTATTCCCTGGTATCCAAGCTCCCACCGATCCACGATTGATGGGATTGATGGGAAACAACGTGCAAGGTATGCCCCCGCAGGGACCGCCGCCTCCGCAGCAACCGACGCCGCAGCCGGTGGCAAATCCGATGCCCGCCGCTGGAAATCCTATGCACCCACAGCCACCACGCGCACCAGTTTTGCCGCACCAAGCACCGCCAGCCGTAGCCAATGCGGCGCAACAACTTAATCATGTGGCAACCCCACATATGCCCCAAAAATAGCACCAAAGGAGAACCAAATGAGCACCATCGTAGATAATAGTCAGATCATAAATTACGTAAACCAGACCACCACCGCTGGCGTCGTTTTGGATCTCAGTGACATCGATATTATATCTTTCTCATGCACGTATGCTCCAGTGTCCAGCGGCACGGGCACCCTCGCGTTGTTTGAATCTATTGATGGCATGAACTTTGTTGCTGTGAGTGGGGTTAATGTGTCAATCACTACAGCCGGTACAACCATTTGGCACATCGATCCAGTGTATGCGCGTTACTACAAAGTTCTCTACACCGCGTCCTCTGCCGGAATGACCCTTGCAGTTACGATGAATGCGCGAAACAATACCGCGATTAACAATGCGTATGTGGTTCCGATTCCCTCAGTAGTGAATAGTTAAGCCGCGTGATATCGGGGAGATGATATGGCAGGAACTTTACCAACCTATCTAAGTACGCAGACGGCATCACAGATATCTTTTTCTGGTCCGTTTGGCTTACTTGCTATGATTAATGCCGCCATAGCTGCGGCAACAGCGGCGGGTAGATTCAGTGTCACAGTGGATTGCTCTGTCTTTCCTGCGATTGATGTAACCCGCGTCAGAACTTACCTAGACAGTTTGGGCTATAAGGGTACGGCGTCCAGAGGAGATGGCGATAAAAGCATAGACATTAACTGGATGATCCCTCCGAATATTGAGGCGGTTGTCGTTCAGGGATCTACACCTTGGATAGTCGGTGGTACGGTCAGTTTGACTCCTGGTACTGTCGTTACTGGTACCTTTTCTTTTGCACCATCCACGGTAGCAACAACTGTGGCAGATGTGGTTGGGACTTCCTCGGTCCTTCTGCTAGGCACGAATCTCAACAGGAAAGGATTTGCCATTCAGAACACGAACCAAATAGTTTTTATTAAACTCGATTCAACGGCGGCACTTGATTTATATTCGTATGAGTTGCCGAAGAAAGGTATTTTAGAAATAGAGAATTACTGTGGGCCAGTTTCCGCTATAACGTCATCGGGGACCGTCACCGTCATGGTGACAGAGAAAGTCTAAGGAGAATTAAAAATGTCTGTTTTTACACCCGATGTTACACTCGAATCACCTAATCCCCTTCCGATTGATGGTGGCAATCCTAATCCAGTTCTAATCACCGGAGCCGTTTCTCTTACCGGTTCTACTGATGGGTTGGCTTTAGATGCTTCCATTCAAACTCTGATAACAGATTTGACGAATGGGACAGCCCATATCATAGTTGATAATTTTCCTGCGTCTCAGGCTGTCACCGGCACCTTCTGGCAAGCGACCCAACCCGTCAGCATTGCTACGATGCCTACGACTCCTGTCACTGGGACATTTTGGCAAGCGGTTCAGCCCGTTTCTGGAACTGTCGCTGTTTCAAATTTCCCCGCGATACAACCTGTAAGCGGAACGGTTACTGTTAATGGTACGGTTACTGCGAATCTTGGTACAGTTGATGGCCTCGCTCTTGATGCGACGCTAACGAATGGTACCCAGGTTACTTCTATTAGTAATTTTCCTGCTACCGTTGCGGTTACACAAAGCACGTCGCCGTGGGTTATAAGCGGTACTGTTGATCTCGGCTCGATTGATGGCGCGGCTACAGCGGCTAATCAAACGACTGTAATTACTGATCTCGGCACAATCATCTCCAACCAGACGAATGGTACTCAGCATACGGTTGTGGATAACTTCCCTGCCGACGCTGACGCCTTGGCCCAGGGTTCAACGACCGCCGGACAACTTGGCGCGTTAGAAATGGGAGCCGTAACAACGGCCTCGCCAGTTTATGTTACTGGTACAACCCAGCCGCTTTCTCTAGACATAGCTGGCAATTTACGCGTTGCAACTGTGCCGATCGCCGCATTATCCTCTACGGTTGTACAGATCACCTCTACGGGTGCGAGTCAGGTGTTGCTCGCAGCTAATGCTGCTAGAAAGAAAGCGATTCTGTTTTTCAATAGCGGAATTTGGTTCGTTAAATTAGGTGTAGGAGCTTCTGCTGTTAGTTTTACCTATGGTGTCTCATCTTCCAATACCACAATCGAAATTACTCCGTGGGCGGGCGAGATTGACGCCATCTGTACGACCGCTGGAAAACTTGTGAACGTCACCGAAGTATACTAATGACGATTGCTACAATTCAAGTTTCAAACGAATGGAATCCAGTCGAGGTGCAAACCTGGCTGGATGACCATTCTGCCGCCGTAATTAAGTTTATAGAGACACATGATAATCTGATGTATATCTTTTACGAGTAAGGAGATTTAAAATGAGCATAGAAGGACCCAAGCCCTACCCAGTTATCTACGACGCGGATGCCGGATTACTTAAATACAGTTGGCAAGCTGGCTATATCACCATTCCCGAAGCCTCGGTGAACGCCATGACCAGTCTCACTGGCGACATGACGGCTACCGGTCCAGGTGCGGCAGCTTCTACGCTCGCCACGGTGAATAGCAACGTTGGCAGTTTCACGAACGCGAATATCACGGTGAATGGCAAGGGACTCATAACTGCTGCCGCTAACGGGACTGCTCCGACGACTTATACAGCGGGAACAGGTTTAACACTTACGGGAACAGTATTTAGTCAGACGACTCCCTCCGTTTCGCCTTCGGTTGTCGATTCTTCAGCAACCAGCGGCGGCGCGGCTGCCGAAGAGGTTACAGTTGCAGGATTGCTTACTACCAGCACGATCTGGGCAGTAACGCAGAAGACAGCGGGTGGCGCGGCTCTCCCCTTGACGGGATGGACAAACGTGCTCAATGGAAGTCTGAACGTTACATATTCAGCCGATATGGGACCAGGCGCAGTAGTTCGCGTCGTATTTATTCCGTAATGAAACAGCACTCAAAGGAGACGGGGAAAATGAAAACTGAATCAATGGAAAAAGACGGCAACAAAAAGGTTACAGAAAATGTAACCCTTGCGTTTCGCGTAAAGCCGCATGGAGATAATCTCTTCTCGGCTGAGATGCTTATGATTATGGGCGATACGATCATAGATTCTCGCCACGGAGTTGGCACCACGCTTGGCCACGCTATCGGCGCGGCAGATGATCTCATGGATGGATGGGCATTTAGCGAGATCGAACAGAAGGCGGAAGATTTCTTCCTGAATGTGTATTTATGAGAGAAAACATACCGATGTACATACTAACACTATGTTTATTGGCGGTTTCTATCTACTTGCACTCACCAATGACCGCGATAGCGATTGTTGGACTCTGGGCCGTTAATGCGGCACAAGCTGTCATGGCACGAAAAAATAGAGACGACGATATTGTAGAGATGCAAGCAACACTAGCCGCGCACAAAGCACAAATGTCGGCTCTTACTAGGGACGTTACGAACGTCGCTGAGAGAGCCCGCACGATTCTTGGGGAGAACTTCTAATGGCCGAAATGAACGCTGCACCTGTAACATCTAGCGACGCGAGCAGCACACCCGCCTCCGCGCCTAAAGCCGATGCCGCCGCTGCACCGAAGGCTAGTGCCACACCAGCAATCAAAGTTGATGATAATGGTGTTGGAGAAGCTCCAAAAAAGATGTGGAAGCTGAATGTCAACGGTAAGGATGTTGAATACGATGCTTCCAACGAAGACAAGATGAAATCCGATCTCCAAAAGGTGTTCGGCATCGAAGAGAAGGCCCGCTCCACCGCTCAGAAAGTGGACATGGCCGATAAACTCATGGGAATGCTTCAATCTGATCCCTTGGGCTTCGAGAAACAATGCAAACTCGCGGGAATTGATGCGACGAAGCTTGCGACTGAGATTCTTTACAACCAATTGAAGCTTCAGAACATGACGCCTGAGCAACGTGAGCTCGCGGATTACAAAGAACGCGAAGCCGAAGCCAAAGCGTTGAAAGATCAACAAGATGCTGATGCGAAAGTGGCTGAGTCTACTAAAAAGACACAAGAATGGGCGCAGAAGTTCGAGAAAGAATGCGAAGCCGCGCTGGCCACCAATCAAATCCCGAAGACACGCCTGAGCTTGGCTCTTATCGCTCAGTACATTGATGCAGGCTTGGCCGACAAGAAAGAATACTCTGTCGAACAGGTGCTTCCGTATGTGGCGCGAGATCTTAAAGAGATTCATCGCTCGACAATGGGTAGCCTCGAAGGCGACGCACTTCTTAATTACGTCGGCGAAGAGATGTCTAACAAGATTGCCAAAGCTCGCGTGGATCGTTATAAACGCACCACAGCGAATCCCGTGCCGGAGCAAAAGACTGTTAATGCCAATCCGCGAGAGAACAAGGATATCTCCAAACTGAAAGGGAAAGCATATTGGAAGGCCCTACGGCAGCAGAAATCGGAAGCGGGCATTGGCTTACATCCAGGCGCACCAGGGAATTATTAAATATTAGGGGAAGGAGATACACATGTCAGATGGACCTAGATCGTATTCTGTTATATGGGACGGAGATGAACTGAAGTACCCGCTAAACGGGCAATGGTACAGTATTCCGAGCAGCGTTTTTCCAGCCGGATTACCCGCCCCGAGCTTTACGACGACTACAAGAGATGCTATTGCTTCTCCGACAGTCGGATTGATTATCCTTAACACGACAACCAATAAGCTCAACTTCTACGGAACAGATTCAGCGTGGCACGCTGTAACGTCAGCGTAAAAAATTCGTAGGAGGGGGGTAAGGTATCCCACCAGCCTCATAAGCTGGATCAAGATGGTTCGATTCCGTCTCCTGCAACCATACGGCGGCGCGGAGCCTATACGGGATTTATCCCGACCGCGTACAATTTATCTGCATCCCGACTCACGCACGGGACCAGATCAAGCAGAGCGTGAAGATGACGATCACCGTACCCTGCAAAAAGAGAGAACTAGGACGCTAATACCTATCCGAACACTCGACGAGTAGCTTTGATTGGTGACGATCATGCAGTAAAGGATAATAACCATGTCAGATGTCGATCTTTCAGCCCTTAACGGGGATTTCAAACAGGCGTATCAGGACAAGATCAAAGATCTCGTTCCGAACTATGCCTACATTCTCAAGAACACGACTGTAGAAAAAGGAATGAAGCAACTCGGAGACAAGTTCAACGCTCCGGTGAAAGTGCAGTCCGGTCAGGGCTACACATACAATACCGATGGTTCGGCGTTCGCGCTGAATGCGGCTATTGGGCTTCAGATGGAAAATGCGCTCGTACCGGCGTTCTCCCTCATCCGCAGAGACAACATTTCGTACACCGCGATCTCGCGATCTGCCGGTAAGAATAGCTTCGGCAAAGCCGTTGACATCACGCTCAACGACATGACCGAGGGTGCAGGATTCCGCTTAGAGACCACGTACCTTCACGGGACACGCGGTATCGGCGTAACTGACCTAGTAGCCGGTGTTGTTTCTGGTACGCAGAGCACCATTCATCTGACGCCCGCCTCTTGGGCTACTGGTATTTGGGCTTCCTCAATCGGAGCTCAGATTCAGTTATACGTTGTTGCTGGCGGAACGCTCGTTAGCTCTGGCGCAGATTCAGTGTTTCAGGTTGTGGGAATGGACTTTACGGCCTATACCCTCACCGTTAATGGTACCACGACTGGTACCGCAGCGTTGCAAGGAACACTTCCGTATCTTGCTATGAATGTCGCTTTTAATGGCGCGTTCGGTGCGACGTTTGCACAGCCGGTTGAAGGCGTTGGTTTAATCACCATCGCTTCCAACAAAGGAACGCTGTTTAGCATCAATTCTATTACCTGGCCGTTATGGCAGGGAAACATTTATGATGCCGGAAACGCGCCCCTGTCGTTCGGCAAGTTGCAGAAAGCTATCACGCTCCCTGGCGATAAAGGATTGATGGGCGAAGAATGCACCGTGTTGGTGCCTTTGACCTCGTTCAGCGATCTCTTGACCGAACAGGCGGCTGCTCGCCGATACGGCGATGTGAAAGGCAAAAAGTTTGACAACGGCTGCGATGCGTTGGAATTCTATAGCCCGTCTGGTACGATGACGATTGTTCCGCATCCGCTGATGAAGCGTGGCGAAGCGTTGCTCTATCCGACCGACAGCATCACCCGCATTGGTTCAAGCGAATTGACGTTCCAGCTTCCAGGTACTTCCACCGATAGTTATCTCCAAGTTCCTTTGGGTGACTTCGCTGGTTATCAGGTTAGAATCTGGGCCGACAATACGATCTTCGC